CATACCGGCAACATCTAACAGAACGCCCTGACGCAAGATTGAATCAGTACCGGCTGCATTAACAGCAGACTGCTTGCCAATCATATTAGCGCCTGCGGTAGTGTCAAAAACTAACTGAGGATCGTAGTCGCCGCCATTGTCTTTTAGAATCTTACGAGCCAATGATGCGCCTGTATAGTCGTTTGCGGTTGCGAATGGGGTAGTGCCAGCAGTACCCGCTGCACGACTGAAAGTATTATACAGACCGGCAAGGTCGGCTTCTACCTCATTCACAACGGCACGAATAGCCTGTGCGATCTTGTTAGCACGTACCGACATATAACCGATGCCTGTGTCCAGTTTCATCTGATCATCACCAATGAACCCGAACTCAGCAGCCCGTGACTTAGTGATAACAATATCAGTAGAGCCTGAAGTCTGTCCGGTAGGATCAGGGACAGTCATTGCTGGGGTAATATCAGAAACATTTCCCGCTGGTTCAACGTCAACACGGATATTCTGATTAATACCTGCTCGCTGAGCTGAGGCATTCATGGTGACAGCAGGGATAAGGCCGGTTAATTCACGGGAAACGACGTCAAGCGCCTCGTAAATGTCCGGGATAAGGGCAGTAATTGTATTTTCGGCCATGATAGGCTCCTAGTTTAGATAACTTTCCCGCCGTCCTTTAAAAACAAAGCACGTTTGGGAGGTGGTAGGGCTTCAAACTCGCCCCGCGAAATTTCTTTTGCAACACCGTTGCTTTTTTCGCCACCTTTAGCACCGCCACCGGAAGCCTGAGAACCTCTCAAGAGTGCAGCGAACTTCGCGTCATTCTGGAATTCCCGCTTTAGATCATCAAGACTTGATACGGTCAAATCTCCGTTTGAGTCTGTGACCTTTAACCCGTCATCAGTATATTTCAATCGCTTACTGATAAACGTGCTAAGTAATTCAGCATTCGAGCCATCGGCTAATTCAGCAGCTACCTTTAAAGCCGCCGCGCCTTTCTTCTCGTTTGCTATATTGTCTTGTAATTCTTTAAGCCGATTTGAGAGCTTTTCACGCTCTAATTCACTCGACTTATGAAGCTGCTCAAAGTCTTTAGAAGCTAATAGTTTAGCCTCAGATTCAGCCTTTGCGTTCGCTTCAGCATCAGCCCTTTTCTTGGCCTCTGCTTTCTTTTCTGCTAATAGCGTTTCACTATGATTTCGTAAACGCTCAATTTCAGCAGAATTGTCTGCTAACTGCTTTTTCAATACTTCAATATCTTCATCAGACATAGTTCTCTCCGGTCACTGACCTAGCCACTGGCTAATTGATATATAGCACAAACCTATTAAAACGTCAATTATCATTGATTTAATTAAAGGCTTGCGGTTCTAGTACTCTTAATTCTTCCAGTGAATATACAATTCCCCTGTCATCTGTGAATTTATCTATTGATAATCCACCATTTCTGAACAAATCAGCCCTTTCCGGGCCTAGTACGTCATTTTGAAACTCTGCCGGCTGACTCCTAAGCCAGCCGCCAAATGTCCTTTGAGCGTTTACAGGCCCATCCATAGAGGCCCGTTGACCTCTTAACCCGGCCCCCAAAGTGAAAGCAGGGTTTACAATCGGAATTCTTACACTCCTACAATTCCAATGAAGCGGGGGCTGTGGGCCTTGTCCAACCTCGAACACCTTTCCATCATTAGACCCACATGTGATTGTGGTTTTCCCGTCTAAAGTAGCTACAAATTTTTCCCCGTCTAACACATCCGAGTTATCCGCATACGTCTGAGACCTGGCAAGATTACCCGCATGATTTGATGCTGTCCTTATTAAAGCCTCTGCCTGAGCGCGTGAACGAGTGTTTATCATGCCTCTAACGCTTCTGGCTATTTCTTGAGTTGTTTGGCCCTGTGCAATCCCGGAATTTACTAATGCCTGAATATCATTAGCTATGGTGCCGCCAAATTGACTAAAAGCCTGATCTAGCGTCAAATTACTGACAGTCTTCCCAGTGATTAATGACATCTGAGAATTGCTTAATAAGCCCTGTATTTGACCTAGATCAATACCTGCTGAAATAGTTGTGACATCTGTGTCAATTATTTGATTCAGGAGCCTTGTGGTAAATCCTGATTCATATTCCATTAAATCTGTTAAATCTAAGGTCAATTGACCCTGTAAATTACTTAACGCCTCTGTGATCAGTACGTTAATATCTCTTTGAATTGCCTGAAGTCTCAAAAATTGAAACTCTGTAACCTCAACCGATCTTATGCGAGCCGCTACATCACGGGAAATCTGAGCCAATAAAGGGATTAGCTTATTAACTTCACCAGAAGCGTACCGTTGCAAATAGACCTGATGTCTTGTTAGTGCGTCAATAGCGAATGTTGTACTACTCATCGGCTAATATCGCTGTCATAATCATAGTTATGGTCTGCTGATTGAGCTGTTCAATCCTTTCTAAACGCATCTGTTTTATGATTTCTTCTGCTCTGGACTCAAGTAAAGCCCTGGCCTGTGCAGCGGATACGTCTAATTGTCTGAATTCAGCTAATTTTGCTTTAATCCCTGCTTTAGGAAGCTCTCTTAATACCTTCTTAGCTGTGATTTCTTTGGTTTTCTTGCCTTCGCGCTTCTCTATTCTGTAATCACGATCTGCAATGTCTTCCTTAATTATCTGATCAAATATGCGGTAGAACACACCACCTGCACCGCCCACGCTTTCTGGTTCTGCTACAACATCACCACCAGGACCAAAATAGGCTGGCCCGTAATGGGAAACCCCATAGAATGCAGGCCCGAACATTAAGCACCATCCACCGTGACAGCCGAACGATTACCATTTACGTCTGTTGTAGCTGTAATACGGTTCTTAGTATCTGACAAGTCTCTAAATACCGGATTGAGTGTATCTAATCCTGAAGCCTTACCCGCTAAGGCAGCCGACATTATCCGCATGACCTGCTCTGCTGTGTAAGTGCCTTCTACTGCATGATCCCATACAGCCCCGGCTGTTGATGAGTTTTGCAATGTGTCAATATTAGCTGAAAAAGTATCGTCCACTAATATAGCTCCGCCATAGACTGCCGTTCCGCCAGTATTGGCTATGTCAATGACTAACCGGCCCCCAGTTCCGGCCATGCCTATAAACGAACCTGTTACCATGTTTTTCACTCGAATACGGCCAGCGCCCCATTCACTTATAATCACTTTTTTAGCAAGATTATTGAAATCTATAATACATTCTTCATCAGTCTTATCTCTTGAGATCGAACTGTTATTGATTTTAATATCATCAGATAAAACAATAGGACCATATAATGCCGAATAATCAATATAATTATTAGCTCCAGTGACACTATAAACAATAGACCTCTCAATAATCACATTCGGATCAAGTTTCCCAGTAATATTACAATCCTTAAAAGTACAACCCGTTACATTTGAGCCAACATCGCAATTTATATTTATAGACTGTCTACGCGCAATAAAGACATGCCCTACCGAATGATCCCCGGTAAGATTTAAATTATTTCTAACATAAACATAATCAAAGCCCTTCGCTCCTAAAAGCGTGTGCATAACTGACTCTGTTTTGATAGGAAACTCACCATTACCCGGTAAAGACGTACCCGCATCAACACCATTGATAGGGTCAATAAATATCCCCAATCCTTCTTTACCTACAAAGGTCGCCGCTTCAAGTGAAGATGACTCAAGGAAATTAGAACGGTTAACTGTAGAATTTCCCGTGGTCAGATTAGATAAGCTACCCTGCCCCGAACAAGTGAAATCACCCTCTGTATTAGATGCGGCTAATGTTAAATCCCCTTCCATGTGAATTTCTAGGGCATTACCTGCTATCGTATTGTTAATAATAGTAATATCGCCCGAATGTCGAAGGGCATTGAAATCATTGTCTTTGTTGTTTGAATCAATAGTGACTAGACCGCCATTGGTAAAAGTATCCACGGCACTTGTAGCGCCAACACCTAATTGAATAGTGGTACTTGGCTGCCATCCACAGCGATCAAAAAATCCGACAAAATCAACCAGATTCCCGGTTAAGCATTGTCTAAGAATATTAGAGCCTGTGAATGTACCGTAAACATAGGCATCGAATATTTCGCACCCATCTATATTTGCGCCTGCCGTGACCTCAATTTGATTTTTTAATGGCGATATAGCTTTAAAGAGATATGAAGCTGACCAGTCACCCGCATTAATCAACGTATAGCCCGGAGCTAATCTTATAGTTCTAAAGCCTTTTAGTTCAGCTTGTGAAAGCACATCAGCCAGGTTTTTAAGTGGTGTCGCCTCGTTTCCATCTGTATCTGTATTAGTGATTGCTGTTTTGCCGTTCGTGGCATCCCAATAAATAGATGAGTTGAACGACCCTAAACTAGCCAGAGAAGAAGTTAGATTGGTTGCGTTTACTGCATTATTTAATTGTACAATAGCGCCTGAACTC